ACAGTAGCAATACCGCCGCCACGGCTCGCCTGTACCGTCTGAATCGGCGTCAAGGATTATGTTTGCGCGGAAGCGGCCTGCGGTTGCTGTTGCTGTTGCTGTTGTTGGTATTCCAAAAAAACTCATCTTGAGAGAGTTGCCGCCACCCTTATTAGCCGCTGGTTGGTTTATCCTTTCTTCTGTTCCAATCCTACCGGCATCAATATTCAGCCCCGCCACGCCATGCTTCAGTGCGTTGGCCGCATAGCTGCCATCGTTCGGTTTCATCGCCACGAGGATCGGCTCATATGCTGGCTTGAGACCGTGAGATTTCCAACCGTTCCATGTTTGGGCTTCGGGGGACACTGGAATAGTACAGGCTTGCGTGGCGGCCTCTTGCCCAATGTTCACCCAACCATCGTCATTCATGCGTGCGTTATTGTGCAACCCGCCGCTTGCTGGAACACGAACACGATTTCCCTTATCCAACTGCTTGCTAATATCCGTAGCCTTGGGGAAGCCGCTCCCGTATATCCACATGATGCAATCCTTGAGTATGAACCCGGCATCCTCAACATTTACAGCCATTCGATGCTGTGTTCGGCTGCCAGCAAAGCACAACAATGTCCCGCCCGGCTTCAATACACGCAGAACCTCCTGCCATACATCGACGCCCGGTACATCGTAATCCCACTTCTTGCCCATGAACGATAGACCATATGGCGGATCAGTGATAACGGTATCCACACACGAATCATCCATAGCCCGCATAACCTCAAGGCAATCGCCCTGAACTATGCAACCGTCAAACTCGCCCGCTAATGTCAATTGAACATCCGTGTTCATTTATTCATCTTCCGTGACAGCTTCAGACTCGCCCACTTCAGGCTCGTTTGTGTCCGCGGGAATAGCGCCGAAATCTGCCTTGTCGATCTCGTCCATCACCGCCTGATACTCGTTCGTATCCGGCTTGAGGAATTGACCCGCCAGCCTCTTGAGTTGGGTACGCATGAGCGTGGGAACCTCTTCGGGAACCGTCCCCAGGTCGATCATTGATTTCGCCTGCTCGATGATCTCAGAAGTGTTCGCCAGCACGTATCGCCGGTTATATTCGACGGAATAGCCTATCGCGCCATGGTCAACAGGCTTCCCTTCCATGCGCGATACTGCAAGGCGGATGATGTCCTTCTCGACCTGCTCAAGCTGACCTGCGGTAGCCGCAAGCTCGTTATCCAGATCGGTGCGTTCCGCTGCAACCTGAAGGCCGGATGACGCTCTGCCCTTGCTCGAATCGCCAAACGATGGACTGATAACCTTGCCAAGCGACAGCATACGGAGCATTAATAGATTGATCCAATTGCGTTTCTCGGCGATATGACCCACTTCAGGGACAATCGTATCTACGCTTGCCCCGTCGGGAAGCGCCACCCAGCACATAGGCGCCATCTCCTTTGGCAATTGGTCAGCATCAACACCGATAGCCGCCAGCACACCAATAGCCATGTATATATCAAGCTGACCCTGACTAATCAGGTTGAGCAGTGCGCGGGCAATCGGGGCGATCTTGGTAAGTAATGATATGGGCACGCCGCGATATTCGGGCCTGCCGGATCGTCGCCAGTAGAATTGGACGATTGGAATTGTACCTATCGCAAGGTCGCCGGTCAGCTTCGTGGCCTCTTCGTCGATCACCGTCCAGAGCGTCCAGCTATCGGGCGTCATCGTCAAATACTGCTGACCACCGTCACCTGCTTCCTCGCTCTCTGCCGCCTTCGTGCCCAGTGAGTAGCGAGCCCACTTGTACTTGCCGGAATGCTCACAGGCCCAGTCCATGCGCTCCAGTGGCGTAAACATGCTCACGTATGGTTGTGCGCCGGAGTCTATCTCCTGCTTGCGGGTCTCTGCATCTTCGCCACCTGGCGTCTTATCCACTACGAAGTCTACGCCGGTCGCGTAATGCTTCCTCAGTGCGGTTTGCATAAAGTCATCCATTCCAGTGCCGCCGCCATCCACATCGGCAAGGAATGTCCCGATAAAGTCCTTATATGGGCTCTCTTCATAGTTTCGCTGCGGCGTGGTCCTGAACAAGTTACCAATGCGCAGATCAATCAGTTCATCGCAAGCATCGATCACGAAACTGGATTGCTTGCGCCAGTCATATTGGCTCTGTGATTCCTGCGTACCCGTGCCCGCGCCGAATCGGTCCAGATACGTTCCGTCCCGCAATATATACTCGTGCATTTCGGCGAAGTCGCGGCACGTGATCCAGTCCGTAGCGAACTGGTCATAGGTCGAGTTCGTGTCTGCTGGATCAAATTCTGATTTGGTTTCTTGTTCTGCCATGATGTCCAGGAAAGTCCCATCGGCGCGCGGCAGTGCGGGAGAAGTGAGCGGTGGATGAGTCCGCATCACACTGCCAGCGCGCCTGAGAATGGAACTAGATATGCTAAATTATGCGGTGCCGTAGCCAACTACGCCAATGGCGCCAGAGGATTGACGGTTGATAAAATAGTATCTCAACGCATCGGGGATGTGTTCGTAGTCTTGCGGGTCTTTCGGCTCATCGATCCACACGCCGTTTACCTTGCGATTGTGGTAGTTATGCATCGCGGTGACAAACTCACGATTGTTATCGTTCGGAACAAATTGCAGTTTCGGCGGTCCGGAAGTCGGCTCCATCGCATCACGAACAATCTGAATACCGTTGGCTACATTGCGGAGCTTTTGCGATAGCGTGAATCGGCAATGGATTCCCATGCCCTTGAATGTATCAATATCACTGCGACCTGTCTGGTCATTCTTGTTCCTGCCTGCCGGGTCACAGTACGTAGCCTCTATACGTTGCAGCTTGTGAGCGTTGATATAGTCGCCATGCTGCTTGATGGTGCCATGTTCCGCCTTGTATGTGTCGAGAACATAGGAAGTATCGGTCCGCTTATCATAGCCAACCCACAGGCAGACGAACGCATTATAGCCCCAGTCAATTGTACGGTAAATCTTGAGCTCACTCGGCGGGGTATCGCATCGATGCTTACCCTCGTCGAACATCGGGTAGACAAGGCCCTCGGTGCTTGGTCGCCTGCAAAGGTATTCAGCGTCCCATGTGAGCTTGCCGACCTTGCGATACGCCTTGATTGCGTCGTCGATCTTGTATAGCCCGGTAGCCTCTGCCGCAATGCCAATACGCCATTCAGGATCGGCGTGGAACTCGATAGCCTTGGCGAGGCATGTTGGCTTGAGTGGGCACGTGTCGCAGTTCTTACCGTTGTCATGACGATCAAGCGGGCATTGCTCGATAGCTTCCCAAATGTTCCACTTGTGAATACGAATCCCGTTCTCCGGTGAGCCTGCAACCAGCTTGCCCATGGTCCCGCCTGAGTGGTGCCAAGTAGAGGTATACAGTGTTCGACCGGGTACCCCGTCGCGACTGGCTATCATGCCTGCCGCCGCCGCATCGACTTCCGGCGCAATCTCGTCTACCTCGTCTTCGTATAACTTCTGGACCTTGCCGCCGCGCACCTGCTTCTGTGACGCTGCAAGAATCTGGAACTGTCCGCCGGCTACGGGTGTCTTCAGGCGGTTAATGTCGCCATCGAGCCTATCGGCGAGAAGACCCTGACACCATTGCGACCAATACCCATACAAGTTCTTCGCCTGGTCCTCGGAGCCCGACAGTACGCGGCCTTGTAGATTATCGGTGAAGCGGTATTCAATCGCCGCAATCGTGGAAGCGCCCAGCGTCTTGCAGCCGGACCGACACGCCCACGCTGCTATGTCGTCGCCGGGATTGTCTATCGCGTCCCAGACGAACGCTAGCGGGCTCGAATGGCCCGGCGTGAATACCTTCCATGCGAGCCCGTAGTGGAAATGTTCCCACACAAATAGCCAGAGCGCCTTGTGATCGGTTGGTTTACGCACACGCTAACTTGCTTTCCTGAAGGTAGCCTTGCGGGCCTTAGTGAAATTAAGGATTAGCCGGTCCATGGGGGTATCAAGCCACACAATAGCTTGCGTGTCGATATATATAGTCCCATCTTCGCCAATACGGCACTGTCTCTCGTCGTACTCAATCGGCGAACCATCAGCAGTAATCACCGTCACAGTAGGCCTGTCTGGTATCACCATCAGCGAAGTAAGGCCAACTAATGGATACGCACGATTCATCCACACGCGCCGAACACCACGCGCCGGCACATCATCAATAACCACTCGCAATGGTTTCCATTCCATGCTCCACTTCTCCTATCATCCAGCGTTATCCTTCGACTACCACGCCCATCGTCACTTCGGTGGCTGCGTAGAACTCATATTCAGCCATCTCGGTATAGTTACTCGGCAGCACGATCCCCGCTTCGGGCAATGCGAACGAAGCACTCGTGGCGTCCGCGTCCTTCTCGCATCGTACCGTATCGTCGGCGGGATAGAGCTTGAGACGAACCACATCGCGTTCGGCTGGTATTCCCAGTTCGGCGAGCGTCTGTGTCGCGGTGGTAATGGTGACTTTCTTGAGCTTGAGAACTCGTGTGCTGTCTGGTGTTCTAGCCATGTGAGATGGTCCTTAGAATTGATGTGCGAGAGGGTGTGATGTGAATGCGGGGAACGGTTAGAAAATGCGGTTGTAGTCCTGCGTGAGGATGCCGTGCTTGCGGTTCTTCGGTGCAGAAGGTGGCGTAGTATCGGTAGTCGGCTCTGTTATAAGTATATCGTCAAAATACAAATGCACGCCTGAAGTGGAACTGCCAGCAAGTTTCGACCGAACCCTTATGCTAGTTAGCGACGCAGTCTCGTCATAATTATCGAAGTTGCTTTTTGTGCCAGCAAGTGCACCGTCGATCCAGCATTTGGTGAGACCTCCCGTTCCGCCGTTGGTGGATCGTTTTACGCCTATAACAATCCACGTTGGAGCCGATGGAAGAACAAAAGACCCAATAACCGAATATCCCGGCATGGCCTTAATCGTGACAGTGTTTGAAGGCGTCATCGAGGCATACCAAAGGGTATCGCCTACTGCGTCTAATATATCAATACTATATAACACTGCCTCTGCATCAATAGCGCCAGTGCCACACATCCAGAATCCTGTATAAACCCATTCGCCTACCGCTATTGTCGGAGATAGATTCTTTACGCCATAGACGGTGTTATTGTAGTCTTTAACATAAAGCTCTGCACCGTATGGGCCGCGTTTTGCCGCATCGGTGGTAGCCTGCATCCAAGCATCATTGTTGGCTTTTTGCGACGTGTCGAACTCTTCGTCTATGCCGGGTTCACCAGCTATCTTAAATTCTAATAGTGCTTGGTTGCTCAAGTTTGGCCTCCACTATTGTATTGAATGCCTTCTGGACTAGTGATGCATCAATTGACTCATCGGTTCCAGTTACAGTGAATGTGGTATTTAGCCCCGGTAAACTATATGTTCGAGCTGTCCCAGGCCTACGTAATTTATTGGTGCTTATTTGTATTGCCACAGGCTTGATAATAGTGACAGCAGGCAGTAATTTTGCCATTTCGCTGGTTGTTGCCTTGGCGTCAATTGCTAATGGATAGTCCATTCTTATCGTTTCCTTAATACTGCCAATCCGCCGCAAGCATTGTAATTATAGTCTTCATGGTTTGTCTCCCTTGACTTTCGCCCTGCACCCTATTGTGCGCCATAATTATACCGAACATTGCCCATACTGGCAAGGGGAATCTATTTCTGGTGCTCGTAGTCGCGCTTGAGGATGGCTGCAAGACGGTTGAGGCGGTATTCAATATTGTTCTCGGCGTCAACCACATGCAATAGCTCATGATGCTTCTTCGGGTTGATCCAGATGTACGCCAGCTTGAACGCCTCGTCAGCATTACATTCGCCAAACGAATCACCCGGCGCGTCACCCTTTGCAAATCGAGCGGGAACCTCGTTACTAATCTCGCAGTGAATCGTCCAATCAGTGATACCTAACTCGCTTTGGAACCATCGGATAATCTTGCGGGCTTCGGGGTTGGTCATGATCGCACGTTCGTTCATTGACAACATATGGTCACTTAATGACAGTTGAGGGTGAATACTGGTTACATATGGTCCATTGCCGTGAATTATGGGTCAGATATGAGCTTTATCGTGAAATATGAGTACCATATGTGAACTACTTGGTCCCAGCCTAGTCCCTACCTAGTCCCTTGGTCGGCTACATCCCGAAATGGATTCGAACCACCAACCGGCCGCGTCAAAGGCGGCTGCTCTGCCAATTGAGCTATCAGGATAAGATACCCCGGCCCCTGCACCGTCGCAATGGACGGGGGAAGGGGGTCCGAGGTTTATCGCCCGGCATGTTTCGTCGTGGATTCGTCAGACTGGCTCCGCGCACGCCTTTGTAGGCTACCTGCCACTGGCAGAGAGCTATCGGCAACGGGCAGGCATTGGGCCTGTTCATGGCTGATCGCCACTGAGGGCTTATCACCCAGGCTTACCTGCCTATTGCCAATTCAGAAGCACACCTGTAAGCACCACCTACTGTCAACGCGCCTTGACGCCTGACATGGATGCCCCGTTTGCGGTGTGCTGGCCTGCGGGTACTAGCCGCAGGGATGTATTGGTGTGCTACGAGAGCCAGCCATGAACAATGGGTATCGCATCAGCAACGAGAATCACCATTACGATTATCTCAAGCCATAGGATCTGCCGCTTCATTGATGCTGTGTTCTCTTCTTTTGTCTTCATTGCTTCTCCTTAAGACTATCTTGATACACAAATTGTTGTTGTGTTGTGTGCGGCGAGTGTTCTGAAGGCACCCTTTAACGTATTAATAGAGACGGTGGGAATCGAACCCACGTTACCTTTTTGCGCATGTGCGCAATATGGTCTGCCCTGTACGTCCCCGGTACACCGGCCTTACGCACGTCCTATGCACGCGCTATGCTCACGCTATGCACGCGGAGAGGTGCAGCCGGTGTGTTAGCGTTGGCACATTCCATGTAAGCCGAATCCCACCAAGAACCCGCCGATCCAAAACAAAACATATGCGAGATTTTCCATAATTCACATCTCCTTATTCGCATTACACTGCAACCTATTACGTGTTTCGCTCGTTATGCGCCACCTGTTGCTCCTTCGCCCATTCCTCTGCGCACTCCACCATAGCGAATATCTGCTCGGGTACGATCTTCGGGAAGCCGCGCTTGATTAGCTTTAGCTTCAGTTCCTGATAGTGGGCTGCGGGATTTGGCATTAGAGCAAGTCTGTCGCCCGAATGCTTAGTGTTGAACCGTCCGCCCAAATCCAGCCGTGATAGTCGATATTTGTAGCCTCTTCGCAATCACCGTGAATGCCTGCGGAATTCCACTCGTCCCTAATTGCAGCTACGGCTTGCTCGGCGACACTCCATTTGGCGTAGGCAAACACTTCAAAATTCTTTCGCAGTGTGCAGATGATCCTTTCGCCGCTTATGATAGTCCGCACGGTGCGACGTGCCTGGATGGAGATAGCCTCTCTGATAAAGTCGCGGTCACCTTCTTTCAGGTTCGTCTTACTGACTGCACAGAGAACACATCCGAGAGCCAGTACCGCGACTATTCCAATTATGATTCCGATTGCGATATCCATATAACTTCTCCTGTGTTGTTTACTCTGTATCCTTGGCTAATGTCCGACAATTTGTCACATGTTTACTTCGCCGTCCGTCGATTGCGTCTCAGCGGTCCAGTAGTGCGTGCGCGTCGCCTTGTGCCGTCACACGCGCCACATCGTCCACCTGCGCCACGCCTGGACGGTCTAACACGTGCCCGGTTACCTACGGCGCTCGCCTGATTGTTGGTTGCGTCTGTCACGTTATTGCTCCTTGTCGCTTCACCTTGGCCGCCATCCGTATTTCTCCTAATCCAATATCACACCCCGCCGCCCCGTGCCGCGTTATGTTTGGGCAATAGGTTTCGGCAGTACGCGGCGAGGTTATTCTGTGGGGCCACCGAGTTCATCAAGTACGGCGGCTTGCGTCTCTGGTTTCAATGTTGACAGGTCCGTCTTATTGATCTGTTCGCCGCCCGTAGTGACATCCAACTGCGCGATAGCCTTGCCCTCAACGCGATCCATGATCTCCTTGTAGTATTGGAAATCACCATTGAGTGCCTTTTCCACAGCCTTCGCGGCGAGCGCTCGTATCGCCTGTTCGTCGTTTTTGTCGAGCAAGGCGCGTAGTGCATCCGTCAGCGGCTTCTGCTTGGGGCGACCCTTGGGATTACCAGACTGGCCCGGCTTCCATGGTTTCAGGTTGTTGGAGTTGGGTGAAATATCGTGCTCTTGGGATGCTGCGCTTTGAAGTCGCCGGATAGTTTGGCCCACAAGTCGTTCTTGAGATAGTAAGCAGTCTCGCCGACCGCGTTAATTGCCCGCTGCGCGAATCCTTCCCAGTCCACGCTCTTCGACAAAAGGCTGTCGTGGTTTATCTTGCCAATCTTGTACACGTCAACACTGCCGCGTGTGGCCTCGATAGCTTTGATAGCTTCATCTGGCACAATCACCGGCTCAACGCTCATCCATGTTTGCAGGCCGCGTGCTTTCGCCTCAACGAAACATGCCACCCGCTCGCTTACAGACGCGGCGTATGGTTCGTACTGTCGCCGCAGGTTGTCGTCATGCCATAGTAATGTCTGACCGAACGCAACGCCGGCCTCAACAAACAAATCCAGATCATCCATCGCGAGGGGGCCATTCTTCGTCAATACCTGGACGTTTAGACGGCCAGCCATAATTTGGATGGCTTGCCGTGTGAGCCTGTGCTCACGCTCGATTGGTTGATATGGGTCACTGGTGAAACATAACAACACTGGCCGCTCATCACCATCCAGCTTCGCTACATCTTTTTCAACCTGAGCGATGATCCCTTTGCGGGGTTGCGGATCATGAAACTCGTCTCGGTTCATTCGTAAACATGACGGTGCATAGCAGTATGTACATCCGTGTCCGCATCCTCGGTAAAGATTGACCGATAGCGGGCTATATTCTAACGCGGCTCCTCGTGGTTCGTAGATAGCTGACATATCAACATCCTTTCTTGGTCAGAATAAGGCCGTAGTAGTCCACGTTAGGACTATACTTGACCTTCGATGTTAATATTGTACAATGTTCACAACACCTTGTCAAACAATAGCTTGCAACAAATGGCGGTAAGTTTCTATTGCGGGGTATGTCCCATTCTAGTGGGATGCCGGAAAGTTGCTTTGATACATTAGATAGGGTCACTGCTCCGGTTGATGGAACGTGCCCATGTGTCAGAAATACAGCGGTATCGTGTTCTATGCGGCTCGTGATTGCCATTAGATGAGCCCACGGCTCACCATAAGTGTCTATATCAATCACATTATATGGTGTCGTGTCCATCCACCGCAGGGCGTCCCGGCTGTCCATCTTGATTGAGCCCGGCATTTGTGGCTTTATGTCGAACGCCACATATTTTTTGATTATATATTGCTTCTTTAGTTGTCGCCACAGTTGACCCGTAGCCGCACAACAATCAATCACCCGTAAGTCTTCGTCTAGCTCATCGAGTAACATCTTTCGCAAGGCCAGCTTGGCCGCCATGTTGCTGTTGTCTGTTTTTTTCGCCTTATGCTTCATTGTCAGACCTCGCCACCTGGCAGGTGACGGTTGCAATGTTCTGGATCGCTTCAACATGTACGGAGATATCGCCGTAGTCGTCTAGCGGCACACCCATGAATATCCATACGGTGCTTTGCGGAGCTATATCAACATCAACGATGCCACTCTTGGCCAGTTCCTCGTTTACCGATTCCATGAGCAAATCAATCTCGTCAGTATTAAAGCCCGTCGCTGTCACAACGTCTACATTGTTCGCGTCTATCTCAATCAACAAATCAGCGAGCATCTTTGTGTCGTACTCGCCCATCGCCTGCGTGTTGTTCAGGGAGACATTTAACGCCTTGGCGCGATCATCACTGATGTTATCCAAATACACCACAGGCACTTCGGTATCAGGCTTCTTTCGTTTGGCGTTCGCCTTTAGTCGCTGATGACCGCCAATTACAAGCCCGTCTTCACGCCTTGCAATGATCGGATCAACAAAACCATGTTCGTCCAAGAGCACAGCCAGTCGCCCCAGTGCATCATCAGTGATAGTGCGCGGGTTGTACACAGCCGGATTCAACTCGTCCGGCGACACGTATTCAATCGTGTGTTGTGTTTTGGTCTTCTTCGCCATGCAATTTCCATTCGCTCGTAATATCGTGCGTTACTTGCAGGTGCGTCCAGTGCTTTGACGCGTCCTTGATCTGCTTATATTCGCCAGTGAACGTTACGCTCACAATGTCGGTGGGTTTCGCAGCTTCCATCAGACCGCTACCATCTGGTCCAGTATCATTGGATCGTAAGTCTCAACGTGGCGCACGGGTAACGGGGCCGCGCTCTGATCGCACTTGCCGCGCGATTGCCCGTCACGCCAGAATCGTTGAGGGTTGGGAAGTCCGGCTTTCCGTAGCTGAATACGCAATCTCCGCAGTCGGCGCGAAACCTCCTGCTGTGTTACGCCCATCTTCGCAGCAAGCTCTACCTGTGTATCGCCGTCATGGAAATAGCTTGCAGCCATTTTGACGGTATCGGAATCAATGCACTTGGGAAGTTTCATTGCGTTAGTGCCTCCTTGCACGTTTCGCTTTTTAACTGTGCGCCTCTATATATTAAAGGGCTCAAATACAACACTTTGGGTGCCAATACTCGCTTGGGTCTAAACCTGCCGCCTGTTCGAGTGCTCGCATGTGCATGACTTCTTCGCGAGTTATGGCGATGCCTGAAATTCTCGGCATTTTTTCGTCTAAAAATCTAATGCCGGTTTTCGGCGAGTATGTGGCGTTGACTCGGCTTCCTCCTGGTACTCGCCGGTACATTTCTCGCCGCTGGAAGTTCTTCGGTAGGAGGCTGGCTGCATACTTTGCGTAGCCTTCTGCTGCTTCGTGCGGATCGGGGCCACAGTTCGCGCAGGTGGTCATGATAGCACCTCCGCGATTGTCTCTGTTAGTGTATATGCCACCCTGAACAGCTTGGCTTTCTCTGGTCGCTCTCCCTTGGGTGGCTTGGGCCGAACATGAACCCAAAACACCCAATCTTTATCGTGGCGGTGGTGGTTTATTCCGGAAGTTCGTTCCTGTAATGCAAACCACCTCGCCACGCTTGAGGCGTCTTCTGATCTTACCGTCACTGGGCAATATCCCCAGGTTGTGTGTCGCTGTTTGCATTGATACTGAGTCATGCTACACCCTTCCCTGCAACATCGCGGTAACTGCTCGTGTCTCTGGATGTATCTCCACGCGTGTTGCGCCAAGGCTTGTCGGTGGATACGCTCGCTTCTCGCCATATGTGGTGATGTGTTCGGCGTAGGTCTTCAGGTAGCTGCCGGATATCAGCCCGACGCGCTCATGTGCTACCAGCCTGTCACATGCTTCATTCGCGCCAAGCATCGGCTCAAGTCTCGCCACCTTGTCATGCACGTGGCCGATGAAGTAGATGTCAGCCTCGAATTGCTTCATGAATCGGATGAGCGTGTTCAGCTTACCGCCCGGCGTAACTGCTCCACCTGCGCCGTGGTGGATATAGAGCCTGAATCGCTGGTGTGATCCGCCCCTGGCCGGCGGCACTGTTTGGAGTCGCGGCTTACTGCGTGGCTGGCGGACGAATATCACGTCTAGCAGCGCGGAGTATTCCAGATTCGGCACGCCAAGTTCATGACACA